TTTTCACTAAAATATTTCCCATTTAAGGAGTACAAAAAATGATTGCAAATACCCCAAATTTCTTTGTTCAAATTCATGTGCTTAATATCTTCATACTCTGAACCGGCTAGTATATACATCAATGGGTGACTATCTGGCACTCCTAAAGCATAATAAGGGACTTTATAATCTGCAAGAGTGATTTTTAGACCATAAAAGTCCCTAACCATATGGACATAGATTTTATGAGTTATATAAGCTTGAGAGAAACTTGACCCCATCAGTGTCATCTCAATTGTCTTAGTTATGGACATTAATATATCTTCAATATATCCTCCATCGCTAGGTGATATTGTCATTAAGCTACTAAATTTAGCCAAAACAGGAATGAAAACACCTGAGATATATAATATTGATACTACTTCAAAATAAGATCTAGAAATGGAACTCTTTTTCTTAGATAGCATGTGATTGCCAGCTTTCATGACAGACTCATGTATCACCATTGTGCTAACTAAATCATTCATATTCCTATTGTAGCTTTTTCCCGCACTATCATCACTATGAGCTATAAGAATAATATCAGACTTATAAGCATCTCTATTGAGATTTTTAGGTATTCTTTTGACTAAATATCTTAAATATAATTGAGTTGCTGCATGAAAAAGAGATGATAAATAATTGAATATCCCCATCATAAATGAGAAAACCATTAAAACTTTAGCAGCATGAAGAACTTCCTCTTCGTCTTTATTTTGTTCTCCTTTTTTTGCCTTAAATGTCTTCTTTAGTTTATGCAAATCAAAATCTTTTAAGAAATCTTTGAAATCTTCATTTTTTATGGCTGATTCGTAGACTTTCCCTCTAATGACAAAGAACTTTTTCAGATATTTATCCCAAAAATGTATAAAAATCTTAACAAAATTTGCTGGTAAAATATGTGATAAACCAGAAACGAAGAAAAAATACTTAAGGTTGTTAGTATGAGGTGCCCATCTTCTGCAATCATAAACATGATAAATTTTTGTCATGTCTCTAGTGACTTCCACATCATGTTCATGAACTCTTTGGTGTATCCAATTAACTCTTTTGTTTGAAGGTATACATATCATTTCATTAGGTAGGAAAGTACATAATTTTCCAAAGAATTTTTCCAGAACTTGCTGTCTCACCTTTGTTGGGTAATTCATTACATATATTTCTCTTGGACCTCCTTTTTGTATTTTATGTACCATATGTAACATCATATCATCATCGAAAAAGTTAATGTATTTTTCAATAAGAGTTACATTTAAAGATTCAATTAATTTTCTTTTCTTGAATATGGTGTCGTCTGATTCCAGAACTTTAATTATTTCGTCAACATTGAGGTCAACTTTATCTTGATAAACTATATAATAACCCTTTTTCCCAAAGAAGTCCAAACTGTCTATAAATCGACCCCTTAAACCAGAGGTATTAGCAACATGATGGAAAGGAG